GTAATTCTGTTTCTATCTCCTTTTCCGCTCAAAACTTTTCCTTTCTTTCTTTCATTATTACGTTAGTAATAATTTTCTTTCTTATATATATATAATATATATATATTAATATTAAGCTCCAACGTACTTACAATATAAGGCTTATATGGTATTTTGTCAAGTTTTATTTTTAATTATATTTATGTTTGCTTTATATATTTTTGATTATTATATTTAGGGTATGAAAAAAAGCAAAAAAGCAGATGCTAGAAAGAGTTGTGCTAATTGGGATGCTGGTAAGTGTCTAGGTGCAATGATGTATAGAAAAGACGGTAGATTAAGAATGAACATAGATAAAAAGATGGCAAACAAAGACTGTTCTGTTGACTGTGGTTGTGAATACTTTGATAGTATAGTCGTGCCTGGAATGGAGTAAAATGGTAAAAAAGAAAAAGATCAATCCTAAACATATTAAATTCTTAGAAAAAGCGATTGATAGTGTAAAGAATAAAAAAAGACCTATTATAGCACAGGTAATGCCAGAAACGGTTCCTGCGTGGGGTTCAATGAAAAAGGAGAATAAATGAGAAAACTAGATATTGGCGGACATCAATACTCAATAAAATTTATGGATGGTGATAAAAAGGGAGGAAATAACAAATACTTGTTTGGTATGAACAATCCTCGTACTAACGAAATCTACCTAGATGAAAAGTTAGTAATATCAAGAAGAAACGAAACATTTCTTCACGAAGTAATTCACGCTGTGCTTGTTAATAATGGATGCAATCACGATGAAGGATTGATAGAGACTCTTGCTAACGGATTTCATCAACTAGGTGTAGGAGAATATCTGTGGAAAAAGACAAGCAAGTAATTAAAGCAATAGAAACTGCCTATCCTTTAATGATGGATAATTTTAAACTTATAGCTGAAGAGCAATATGATCTGTTTTGTAAAAAGCAATATGATTATGGTTCTGGCAATATTACGCTTGGAGGTGATATGGATGACGATGAAGATAGAATGTTTGCATTAACGGCTTTGGTTATAAGAATGAACGACAAAGTAAATAGATTAAAGAATATAATAATAAAACACAGGGGCAAGAACGCTGTTGATAATGAAACTTATATGGATGCTTTTAAAGATTTATCTATATATGGAATTATTGCACAACTTGTTTCAGAGAAAGTGTGGGGAAAATGAAAACTTTACTTTATTACATAGAATCATTATTCTTAAAATTAGCATTTAAGATAAGTTTTTTACTATCTAAAAGCAGGAGAAAGTAAATATGAAGTGGACTAAAGCTGAAATTGAGATCCTAAGTCAATATACAAGAACAATGAAGAGTGTACGTGATATATGCGGTGAATTAGATAATGCTGGTTATTTGCGTACATATAAATCTGTTACTAGAAAAATAGAATCAATGGGATGGACAAGGCCAACCGACCTTTCGGATCTTACAGTTCTTCCAAAGATACTATTATTTGATATAGAAACGTCACCGATGCCTGTATGGGTCTGGGGTTTTGGTAAGCAATATGTTCCACCTACCAATCTAGTTAAGGATGAGGATGGTAACCAAAGGGTATGGTATGTATTATCATGGGCCGCGAAGTGGCTTTATGATGATAATGTCATATCTGATATAGTTACACCAGAAGAATCCATAGCTAGGGATGATTCAAGAATACTTGATTCTATATGGAAGATGCTTGATGAAGCTGATATAGTTATTGCCCACAATGGTGATAGATTTGATTTAAGAAAATTAAACGCTAGGTTTATACTTAATGATATGGCTCCACCATCTCCTTACAAATCTATAGATACACTGAAGATAGCAAGGAAAGAATTTGCTTTTAGCTCTAACAAGCAAGACTTTCTTACAAAAACATTCGGATTAGCTGAAAAGCTTAGTACGGATTTTCAGTTATGGTTAGATTGTATGAATGGCGATAAGAAAGCTTTAGATAATATGCTTAGTTACAATGAAAGAGATGTTGTTGGACTGGAACAAGTATATCTTAAGTTAAGACCATATATTAAAAACCATCCTAACCTTGGTGTTCTGATGGATGATAGTGTATGTCCTTCTTGTGGAAGCAAGAGTATAAAAGCCTCAAGCGCTACATACTTTACAAGTTCTAATGAATTTCCTGTTTACAGGTGCGGAGGTTGTCAATCACCGTTTATTAGAAGTAAAACTAGTATTGGTGCTAATACAACAGAACTAAGAAGCGTAGCTAGATAAACTTGACAAAGCTACATTTAAGGGTTATATTGTAATATATGCTGGTTCGCAAAATAAAAAATGTAGAACACAGGATATATGATGACGAAGAGGAGTTTCGCCAATACTGTCCTAATGAGAAATTAAATCACAATTGGAGGGAAGGTACCGAAGGTAACTGGGTTTTGACTGACGACGGCCAAGTTTGTAGAATACTAAAACTTGGTAAGGTAAAAAATAGTCAGTCTTCGGGCGTGTCTAAAAATTACATTAGGACAGCTATTGGCACTTTTATCTGCAAAGATAATATATTAATGGATGGCGAGCCAAGAAAGAATATGTATTCTATAGGCTCTAGTGATGTTTCTGCTTATCAACAAAAGATAAATAGAAAGAAACCCACTAAAAGAGAATTCCTTTTTGCTAAGTATGTCGCTCAAGGCAACGGTATAGCCGAAGCTTTCATGAAGGCATATCCAACCAATAATGAAAAATACGCAGACAGTCAAGGAAAAATATTATTAAGCACTGAAAGGGTTAAAGGTTTGATCAGAGAAGAAGTAGATAAGGTATTAAATGAAGCCGAGATAACTCCGCTTTACCTTCTTGAGAGAATGAAAGAAGTAGTTGACAAGGAAGAATCTCAAGATAAAGATAAAATACAAGCTATTAAGACTCTAATGCAAATTAGCGGTATGATGGATACCGAAAAAAGAACAGAGTCCGTTACACTATTCCAAGGTTTTACAAAGGAGCAGCTTGATGTTATCCAAGGTGGAAATTCGAAAAAGCTCATTGAAGCTTCAAGAGAAGTTGAAAAATAAGAATTGTTTAATTTGTGGATTCCCTATGCGGAAATATTCATCTATATGGTACAATTTAAGCGATGACTATTTTTCGGTAGAATGTTCCGAATGCTTTTCTTCTTATGATGAAAAGTTTGAAATAAAAATGCCTGGCTTATTATTTAATCATGGAGAAACATAATGAAAAAAGTTAAATTTGTAATTACATTAGAAACCCACGAAGGGTTAGATGAAAAAGATCTCAAACATACTTTAGAGAAATATCTTATTAATGAAGTTTCTATGTTTGCTTTAGTTCAGAAGGTCATCGGAGAGAAAGATTGTCCTGAAAACTTTAGTATTAAATCTGTTTCATTAGATAAAGATAAAAAGAAAGTTGTGAAAAAAGAGAAGACAAGGGCTAAGTCAAAGAAATGAAGTTAGCTGTTTATGGGACACTTAGAAATGGTAGCGAGAATACTGGAAAAGTAAAAAAAACTTCTTTAGTATATCCTGGTCATCAAAGATTCCCAGCTATGATACAAGATGAAAATGGTAATGGAACTGTTGTTGAAGTTCACGAAGTGAACAATCAACAGTTAAGAGAATACGATATGTATGAAGGAATCAATACTGGTCTCTATAAAAGGGTAAAGGTTAAAGTTGATATGGATAGTGGGGAAAAAGTAGAGTCTTGGGTATATGTAGCTGGGCCAGAGTTAATTAGAGCTACTAATATATTTAAAGAAATACCAAACGGAGACTGGCACGATAGATAATTTTAATATAATATCAAATGATTTAAACGAAAAAGAACGAGTGCTTAACATGGCATCAAAAGATCTTGTAGCTTTTGGTCAACTGTTCTTGCCAGAAGATTTTATGAAGTCTAAACCAGCACCGTTTCACCACGAGGTCGGTGATAGGTTTTTAGATAATAGCATAAGAAGACTTTGCGTTGTACTTCCAAGGGGACATACAAAATCTACAATGGCTAAAGCGGCTATCTTACATCGAATCTATTTCAATGAAAAAGGTAAGAATGAATTTGCTGCTTGGGTATCAGAAGAACAAGGTCAAGCCGTAGATCATTTAAAATATATTAAAACACATATAGAACTAAATCCTGCTTTGCATTATTATTTTGGCGATCTCACTGGAAATAAATGGACTGAAAAAGAGATAACAACTTCAAAAGGCGACAGGATCATAGCAAAAGGTACTAGCCAAAGACTTCGCGGTAGATCAGAACTTGGACTTAGGTACACTAAGATTGTTCTTGATGACTTTGAATCTGAGTTAAATACAAAGACTCCAGAGAGAAGAAAAGAAATTAAAGAATGGCTTATGTCAACAGTCTATCCAGCTTTAGAAGAGTCTAAGGGTAATGAGGGTGCTATATGGCTTATCGGAACTATAGTTCACTATGACTCGGCTTTACAGGGTATATACGATGGATACTTAGACGCTAAAGAAAAAGGAGAAGATTATACTTGGCAAATGATATTTCATAGGGTGATGGAGAATGATATTCCTTTATGGCCATCTTATTTCCCTAAGAAAAAAATAGCAAGTATAAGAAAAGATTATGAAAATGTAGGGCAGCTTCATAAATTCGCTCAAGAGTATATGAATGATGCTCGAGATTTAGAAAGTGCTAAATTTAAAATAGATAAAGTTAATTATTATAATGGAGAATTTAAATCTAAAAACAATCAAGCTTATATTGTTACTAGGGAAGATGCGATTCCTGTTAATGTGTATATGGGTGTGGACTTGGCTTACGAATCTTCCGCCAAGCACGATTATCAAGTTATTGTTGTTGCTGGTATTGATAGTGATAAAAATATTTATGTAATAGATTTATTTCATGAGCATATACCTTTATATGATATGCCAAGAAAAATATTTCAATATGCAAAAGACTATCAACCAATGAGAAGAGCAAATGTAGAACATGTTGGTGCGCAAGGTATAATTAAAGATGCTGTTAATGAGTTATCTGGTAAAGATAGAAAGATGGCACCTGGGATAGCGAGAGGAGTAAGACCTCCAACTGGTATAAAGAAAGAAGATAGATTAGAGTCTTTATTGTGTCCTATAGTTAACAGGGGAAAGCTCTATATAAAGAAACATCATTCAGATTTGGTTGATGAAATGTTTCATTTCCCAAAAGGGAAGAATGACGACCTGCTTGATGGATTATGGTATTCGATTATCAATGCTCGATCTCCAGTAAGCAAGAGATTTGATGCTGATAGCTTTGAGGAAAAGATGGAAGAAAAAGAAGAATATATGGCAAAAAGAATAATGAGAAGCTGGATTACTGGACAAAGAATTTAAAATTTTTAAAAAAAACTTGACATTTAGTGTTTTTAGCCTTATATTATAATAAGGCAAATTGTATATAACTAGGAGATCTTAAAATAGCTAGCGAAACAAAAAACGTCGAAAAAGACGAAGCACAAAACAATTTAGACCTTTGGAAAAGATGGCGCGATGCACGCGGAGAATGGGAAGATGAAGCTAGGGATGCTATAGATTTTGTTCTTGGCAATCACTACACTAAGGAAGAATCCGATGCACTAAGCGCTGTTGGGCAAGGTGACTTTATTATTGACAGAGTATATGCTGCTGTGGATAAGTTAAAGTCTCTTCTAACATCTAAAAATCCAAAGTACTCTGCGGTTGCAAGAGAAGATTCTGATAATAAAATAGCTAATGTTTGGAAAACAATATTAGAATATTGTTGGGATATATCTGATGGTGATACAGAGTTTAAACAAGTAGTCCACGATTATTCAATATCGGGTCTTGGATATTTCTATACCTATATAGATCCAGAAGCTGATTTTGGCAGAGGTGAAGTAAAGTTCACACATATTAACCCTTTTAGAGTTTATGTTGACCCCGCTGCTAGGAATAGGTATTTTACAGATGCTTCATCTATAATACTATCTACAATTATCACAAAAGATCAAGCTATTAACTTATATCCTAAATTAGAAGAAGTTATAGATAATATTGATACTATGTCAAACGAAGAAGATTATCCTTCTTCTTCTATGAAAAACCATTCTCAATCCTTTACCCCAGATGTTGTTAAGGATAAAGATTCTGGTGGATATGAAAAATATAGAATATTAGAAAGATTTGAAAAAGTTAAAGTTCCTTTCTATAGATTGTTTAATAAACAAAGCGGAGAGGAAAAAATTGTTTCACTTGAGGAATACGAAATAGTAACTCAAGAAAACTCACATTTATTAGAATCGGGGCTGGTTGAAGCCATTGAAATTATGCAAACACGTATCAAGGTGGTTGCTACAATGGGTCAATATCTACTGTATGAGCAAGTTCTCAATACTGACATCTATCCTGTAATACCAGCTCCAAATATTTGGACAAATACTCCATACCCTAAATCAGACGTAATGAAAGTAAAAGACTCGCAACGTCTTTTAAATAAACTATTTTCATTGACATTAAGTCACGCACAAGCTTCTGCTGGTTTAAAATTGCTTGTACCAGAGGGAAGTGTTGACGATGTTAAACAATTAGAAAAAGACTGGGCTAATCCTAATGCTGTATTGGAATACAATCCAGAGTTTGGTGAACCACATTTTCCAGCTCCACAGCCATTAGCCTCACAGTTTTATGCATTAATAGATAGGGTAGAACATTATATAGATTTAAATTTTGGAATTCCAGAGTTAATGCAGGGATTCCGTGAAAAAGCCCCAGATACCGTAAGGGGAACTGCTATGCTTTCAGAGATGGGAGAAAGCAGAGGGAAATCTAAATTAAAAGATATAGAAGCTAGCTTGAACCAGCTAGGAAAATGTATGTATAATCTTGCAAAAGGTCACTATACATATCAAAAAACTTTTAGAATCGTACAGCCCAATAATGACCTTACTGAGTTTTCAGTAAATAATAGGATGTATGATGATAAGACGAAAGAACTTGTTGCTATAGATAATGATATATCATTAGGGCAGCATGACGTTCGTATAATATCGGGCTCAACATTACCGTCTAATAAGGTAGCAGAATATGAAATGTACCTTGAGGCTTATAAATTGAATCTGGTAGATGATGTCGAGGTCTTAAAGAAAACCGAGATCTTTGACAAAGAAGGTGTACTTAATCGAAAAGGTATGATAGCGCAAATGCAGTCGTATATTTCTAAACTTGAAGGTGAAGTGAAGGAACTCAAAGGTGACTTACAAACAGCTGACCGTGAAGCGGTTCATGCTAAGAAGCAAGTTATTACTGAGAAATTCAAGACTGATTTAAACAAAGCTCTTTCTGATGTTAAGCAAAAAGAGCAAGGTAGAATTAATCAATTAGAAAATGTGATTGACAAAGCGTCTGTTCGTGCCGAAGCAGAATTGAAAGTACAAAAGGCGAATAAAGGGAGTTCCTCAAATAAGGGGAACGCACAATCAAAATAATAATCATAGGTTAAACTTCTTCGGGATATTTAAAAGTATTGTCCGAAAAACAGAAGAAATCTAAAGGGAGGTTGTATGGAAGAACAAGTGCAAAGTGAAGTGGTTGAAACTGCTGCGGCAGGTTCTGCTGTAAATACAAGAGAAGGTATAGATGTTTCTATGCCAGATGTTGAATTAGCATCAGATGTGCCTAGCGTTCAAGATGCTGTAATTGACGAAGCCAATAAAAGAGCACCTAATTTAATTACTAAAGAAGGTGACGAAGGCCAAGTAGATTACGGTACTGACTGGGAAAATGAAACTCGTAAGTTTCAGTCTATGTATGATAAGCAAAAAGCTGATTATGATAGTTTAAAATCCGAATATGAAGATCTTGCTCCAATGAATGATCTACGAAAGGTTCTTGACGAAAGGCCAGACGTAGTAGAATTAATGAGGAACAAGCTTGAAGGGAACTCAGTTCAAGAAACTGTTAAACCACAAGATGATTCTAACATTGTTGATGAATCATCATTTGACCCATGGGAGGCCTATTATAAACCTGAGTCTCCTTCGTATAAAATGAGAATGACTCAGGAAAAAGCCTTGGTTAATGAGGCGGTTGGACAACATATGTCTCAACTCCAAGGACAAGTTGCATTGCAAAATTTGCGTAATGAGTTGTCTACAAGTTATGATATGCAGGACGAAAAAGACATCAATGAATTTATTGAATTTGCTACTACACCTAGAGATCAATTACCAATGGATTTGTTAATTGACGTGTATCGCAAATACTATAATAAGTCATCAGATGTAGTTTCTCCTAATATGGAAGCTGTAAAAGCAACTCAAAACATGCCTAAGTCGGCTGGTATACTTCAAGGTGGTGAACCACCTAGAAAGAACGAACAAGAGTCGGCCTGGGATAGAATTTTGCAAGCAGGGCAAGCAGGGAGAATTCCCTAATAACTATAATCAAATAGGAG